AACAAGACAGCACAAACCTTATTACGTTCCAGCTTTTAATGTTAATGATAGAACGTCACCAAATCAATTATTATATTCAGGTCTTTATTCACCAAATATGAACTCCTACTACACTCCTGATTACGTTAGTTGCAATAACTGGGCGTTAATTGACTCTAGGATAAGCGAGTTCCATCTTAACAATATATCGAATGGATTTGCGGGAAGCTTTATGATATCCTTCGCAAATGGGATTCCCACACAAGAAGAACGTATGCAGATAGAAAGAAGTTTGACTGATAAATTCTGCGCGGAGACGAATTCGGGCAAATTTGTGCTTACATTCTCCGATGACAAAACAAGAACACCAGAAATAACACCTATCAATTCTAGTGATTTGGATAAGCAATATCTCGCACTCCAAGACCTACTTACTAGAAACATACTTTCGGGACATCGTTGCACGTCACCTATGCTTATGGGAATTAAGTCTGATACTGGTCTAGGAAATAACGCTGACGAATTGAACTCCGCAGCGAATTTCTATCTTAACACTGTCGTTAAGGGATTTCAGGATATGATAGTTAAACAGCTTAGAAAAATATTCCAAGTTAACAATATGGATATGCCAGTTCAATTTGTTCAACTTAAACCAATAACAACACGCTTTACAAATCAAGACTTAATGGCGGTTATGACGCAGAACGAAATTCGTGAAGAACTGGGACTTGAACCACTAGACGAAGAAATTGAAGTTCGTGAAGACTTCAGCAAAGTTGGTATGATAGATGGTAAACCCGTTTTTAGCACAATAGAAGAAGCTGAAGCTCACGCAAAGACTTTAGGGTGTTCTGGGTATCACGAACACGAATATAACGGGAAAACGGCTTATATGGCTTGTGAAGGGCATTCTGAAGCTACAGAGCTACACAAATTTATTCAAGATTTCGGTGAAGAAGTTTCTGACGATTGGGAACTATTAGAAGAAGAAATTGTTGACGGTGAACACCAAGACTTTAATTTTGAAAAAGAACTTAATAAAATAACTAATGAAAAATTAGAGTTAAACGACGCTAAGTCAATAACAGCTAGACCGAACGCAAGAAGTGAACAAGACGGTGTAAATAAAAGTTTTAACGATTATTACAAAGTTCGTTACGTTTACACTACAGACAACTTTTTAACTAATAAGTCAGGTACATCAAGAGAATTTTGTGAACTTATGGTAGGTGCTAACAAAGTCTATAGAAAAGAGGATATTGTCAACGCTAACAGTCAAGACTTGAATCCGGGCTTTGGTCACAAAGAATACGCTTATTTAGATGGTGAGAAAGGAACGTATAATTTATTTCTTTTTAAAGGAGGCCCCCAATGCAGACATTTTTGGATGCGCAGAATTTACAAGACATCTTTAAGAAACGCAAAGAAACCAATTGTAGACGCTGAAGTAATATCGTACACAAAAGCGTTGTCTGAAGGTTTTACGATCAAAAGAAACGACAAGCTGGTTGCAATACCACCACAAAGAATGAAGAACAAAGGGTACTACCCTTCAAACTAAAAAATTATGTCAAATTATATCTTATTCATATCAGAACTAAAATTGAAGGAATCCACTGCAATTAACCTTAACGTGGATGTCAATTTGCTTCTTCCCTATGTACGTCAGGCACAGAAGCTTTATGTAGAGCCAAAACTAGGGACGGAGTTGACAAACAAATTAAAAAATGATATTGCAGCTGGTACTTTAGCTGGTGCTTATAAAACACTTGTTGACGATTACATTGCGGATATGCTCCCAAACTGGGCTTTTTATCACTCAATCCCATTTTTGCGTTTTAAAATCGAGAACGGAAATCTTTATTCCAAAACCTCTGAAACTGGTACACCTTTAACAACTGAAGAAAGCCAGCATCTTAGAGAAGAGGTCAGAAACACTTCTGAATATTACACTGAAAGAATGATTGATTATGTTAAGAACAATACGTCAAGTTTTCCTGAATATTCAACGAATAGTGGTGCAGACATTTCTCCTGACTCCAATGCATATTATAACGGGATGAATCTTGAAAGACCAAGACAACAAGGAACTAGAATAACTTTAAGAAATTTTTTAACACCTGACTTAACTTAATGAATAAACTGTACAAACCAAAAAAGAAAAATATAACGAAGCTTAAATCCTACTTGGATAAAAAGCCTAATACAAATAAAAATGAACGATCTAAAAGACACAATACAAGTAGGACTAGCTAATGGTTCTGCAATTGGTTTTAGCTTAACTGATTGCAATGAAATCCTAACTTTTGTATCCTTAGTTTTAGCAATAGGATTCACAATTTATAAATTTATAAAATATGAAAACAATAATTTGTAAAATAATAAACATAATAACAGGAAAAACAATCTGTTTAAATTGGTGTAATAAAAACTGCAAGTTTGATAAAACTATATAAATGGCTAAAAAGGTTGTTACTAGAGCTTATAGACCTTCTAAAAAGAAAAGAAAAGGAATCCATTCAAAAAACGCAAGTAAAGGACAAAGTGGCTATAAACAAGCTTACAGAGGACAAGGGCGTTAATCTTTTGCTTATTAGAGATACGTTTACCGACAAGTCTGTAATGGGTGAACTATTTATTGATGGTGAACGAATATGCGACACCTTAGAGTTGCCTTGGCGTGATAATCAAAGAAGTGTTTCTTGCATACCAGCGGGTCAATATAAAGTTCGCTTCAGATACCCTAGAGAATCGGCAACACGAGATTATTTACATCTACTAATAAAAGACGTACCTAACAGAGATTACATCTTATTCCATAGGGGAAACACCGCAAAAGACAGTAGAGGATGTGTGTTGGTCGGCTTTGCTAATCAACAAGACTTTGTTCATAATTCTACACTTGCAATGGATTTACTTATGAAAGAATTAATAAATTGCGGTCACGCAATAAAGAATATCAATTTAATAATCAAAAATAAATAATTATGACTGACTTTTTAAACAAGTATTTGCTAGGACAAATGTTGAAATCCAAGAAATTTTGGTATACCGTAATCGGTGTGTTAACTACTTTATTATCAGACACTTTCGGGTTAAATTCTGACGAAGTAAATAACATACTAATGTCAATTGGCGCTTTAGTGCTAGGACAGGGATTTGCGGATGCTAAAAAGAAATAATAGATACCGATTAAAGTCACACGAAATTGTGGCACTAAAAAAAATGCGAGAAACCGACACTAGAAACATTCTGGTGATCGGGGACTTGCATTGTCCCTTTGACTTAGAAGGGTACTTAGAGTTCTGTTTAGAACAATACGAAGCCTTCAATTGCAATCAAGTTATCTTCATAGGAGATATTTTGGATAATCACGCCTTCAGTTACCACGAAGCCGACCCCGACGGTATGTCAGCTGGCTTAGAACTAGAAAAAAGTATTGAAAAAGTATCACACTGGTATAGTGCCTTTCCTGACGCAGACGTATGTATCGGCAATCACGACCGCCTTGCTGCTAGGAAGAGCTTTACAGGTGGTATTCCTAAAGCTTGGATAAGATCATACAACGAAGTATTAAACACACCAAAATGGAACTGGGTTGAATCTGTTGTTTACGATGATGTACTTTACGAACACGGAGAAGGCGGTCAAGCACAAACAAAAGCAAAGAATAACTTAATGTCAAGCGTATGCGGTCATACACACACCGAAGCTTATTGCAAGTGGTTTGTGGGAAAGAGATACCGTATTTTTGCAATGCAAGTCGGATGCGGTGTGGATGGTTCGACATACGCCGCAGCATATGCTAGAAACTACAAGAAACAAGCTATCGGTTGTTCGGTAATCCTAAACAACGGCACGCTGCCAATTAATCTATTAATGACGCTATAATGACCGAAAAACAAATAAATATACGCCTTTTTATATTGTATTTTTTAATAATTTTCTCAATTCTTTTATTTAATTTATAACTTTTTTCAAGTTTTTTTAAAAAAATTTACTAGATAAAGACATACTTTTTTTGTTAATAAAGTTGTTTATATCGTTTTTTTATGTATCTTTGTGGTGTTAAAACAAATGATTAATTAAATTAAATAAAATGAAAACAAATTTTAAAATGAAGGAAGCAACAAACAAAGACGAAGCTATAAAGTCGATCTTGAATGTTGTTAAAGAGAACCCATTATGGTTAAATAAAATATCAGACGGCTTGTTGATATTAGTCAGAAACATAGAAGATGAACACAAAAAATTCTTACTAGAAAAATCAGTTGACGAACAAGTGATTGACTTATTTGTAAAACTTAAAACCGAATACTACAATTTTAAAGACAATACACAATGGAATTACTAGCAATTGACTTTCACTTTTACAATAACGAAGTATACAAAACAATAGAGAAACTTTCACCTGAAGGCTGGTTTACAGACTTAGCAAAAGTAGAACCAAGTATAAGAATATTTGGAACGCAAGAACAAATAGACAAAGCCTTAGAAGACTATATAAAACTAACAGAACTTAATTTAAACGAAGGGTTTGACTTTAAAGTCGAGCCGAAGGGTTCAGAGTGGTACGAACGAACTACAAGAAGGTTCGGTGAAGAAGAAGCTATTAAGTATAATAAGATTGTAAAAAAGAAATTAAAAGAATACAAGAAAATATATAATAAAATGAATAATAACTTAGCACTAATAACAACGATATGATACCAATTGACTTAGAACCAACAAGAAAAGAACTAGAAAAAGAATTTATGAAAATGCCTGAGTTAGAAGACACGACAATACCTTTTGAAAAATACAAAGAAGAAGAAGAAATTCAAATACCCGAAAAGCACGATCACTTAGACATACAATCAAGTATGGTGTATAAAAACAGATTTTGTTTAGGAGGTATGAATGAAGAAAACGAGTACATCACGATTTGGTTCGACAGCTTCAAGTTTCTTGAACACGTTAACAAAGAAAGACTAGAAGAAATAAAAGAAAAATTAGTAAAATACATTGAAGAAAAATAAATTTTTGTATTTTTAACGCAGTTATTAACAAAAAAAACATTATGAAAACAATTAACATTCACGGTAAACAGTATGTAGAAGTAAACGAGAGAATAAAATACTTTAGAGAAAATTATAAAAATTGGAGTTTAACATCTGAATTTATAGAATTAACAGAAAATAGATGTGTAATTAAAGCGATGGTTCTTAATGAAGAAAACAGAGTTATTGGTGATGGAATTGCAGAAGAAACTAAAGGTAGCACGTTTATAAACAAGACTTCTTTTATCGAAAACTGTCAGACTTCAGCGTGGGGTCGTGCTTTAGCAAATTTAGGTATCGGACTTGACACATCGATAGCAAGTGCTGACGAAGTTCTTAACGCTAAGAAACAACAAGAAACACCTAAGACTAAAGAAAAGCTAGACGATAGTAAATATCAAGCTATGATCATAGCAATTGGTGAAGGTAAAATTGACGTAGTTAAAGAGAGAATGAAAAACTACAAGCTCACTAAAAAACAAAAGACAACGCTTGATAAATTAATTAAAGAGCAAACGACAGATCCTATAATTCAAGAAGAACTAGGAATTGTAAAAGCTTTTAAAGAATATAACAACTTACAATAAAATATTAACCAAATTAAATAAATATGAAAAAGTACACACACCCACATTTAAAAGGTGATTTGATCTTGATTAAAAAATGGTCAAAAAATGGAATTGAAAAATGCAAGATTGAAGACGAAGATGGTTACGAACATATCGTAAACTCTGAAAATCTTAAAGAAATTAAAACAAAGTCTAATAAAAAGAAAAAGAAATAATGGATAATTCAAAAAAAACAAAAAATATAATAGAGGGTAAATTAATAAAAAAACTACCTCAAGAGGCAGGAACAAGTCAAGCTGGAAAGCCTTGGGTTAAACAAATTTGCTTAGTTGACAATGGTGAAGATTTTAAAAATATTACAGCTGTACAGTGTTTTGGTGAAGATAAGATTAAGCAAATGAACAAGCTGAGGGAAGGCGATATGGTTGCTATTTCTTGTAATATTTATAGTGAAGAGTGGAAAGGTAGATATTTTAATAAAATAGATGGCTGGTGGTTTGTTAATCAAAATGAAAAATCAACCGATAACAGATCAGAGTTTATGACCTCTGACGATATATCTTTTTAAAATGACTGAAGAACTAAATTTTAAAATCATTTGTGATATTACGACTAACGTTCTTAATATGCCTAAAGGATCTTTGGCATTAAGAAGTCGTAAAAGACCTTTGCAAGTAGCTCGTTCAGTAGCGGCATACATAGGTAGGTCAGAAGAAAACATTCATAGAAAAATAATAGGTAAAGTTTTAAATCGACATAGAAGTTTAATATATCACTATGAAAATAGACATAAGTTTTTACATAGATCGTGTAAGCTTTACAGAGATACTTTTTCAACGGTATTTAAAGCATACAAAAACATTGATGACGAAAAAGATATTTTTATTAATGGTAAATTAATGAAGAAACATCTTTTAAAAAATGGTGTTAAAGAGTCTGAAAATTCAGATGTAATTATCGAAGTTAAAAGTGGTGAAGCTGTTTGTAAAATAAATACTTCATACTTTAACTTTTCGGATGAGTTAAAAAATATTAATATTGCAATGGAAAAATATCACTATAATGTTAATCTTATATGAAAAACTTACTAAGTAGCAGCTCTTTTTTAATTGTAAATAAAAAACTAGCACGAACTATTGGTTTGAAAGAAACAATTTTATTAGCTGACTTAATAAGTAAAGAAGAATATTTTATAGAAACCAGTCAAATTAACAAAGGCTGGTTTTTTAATACAGAAAACAATATAGAGCAAGACACGACACTTACACGGTATCAACAGAGAAAGTGTCTTAAAACGCTTGTAAAGTACAACATAATTGAAGTTAAGCGTAAAGGTATACCAGCAAAACTATACTTTAAAATAAATGAACAACAAGTTGTGCAGTTTCTTAACAACTTGAAGTCAATAAAGTCAACAACTATTAATAAGAATAAAGAAATAAGAATAAATAATAATAGCTTTAAAAAGCCGACAGTTGATGATATTAATTTATATTGTAGTGAAAGTAATAATAAAATTGATGCTGAAGCGTTTTACGACTTTTATGAAAGCAAAAATTGGATGATAGGTAAAAATAAAATGAAAGACTGGAAAGCTGCGGTAAGAAATTGGAGAAGACGTGATAAAAAGAAACCGAACACTATGAGTAAGATTGACAGTCAGTTAAATGAATACTTAAAAGGAAAAGAATATTTATGAAAACATTAAAACAAGAAGATATTGAAAAGTTAAAAGAAAAAGTTTACGATCTAGTTGCTAAAACCTCAATTGAAATAGGTCATAAAACAGATGGTAAAACAATGGCTAGTCTTAGCACAATATTTGCTGAAGACTTAATCAAAGAAAAAAGATTTGGCAATTTAACTTTTAACCAAGTACAAGATGCATTCAGACAGGGTGTGCGTTTTGGTAAAGACGAACCGTTTCTTAATATTCGCACCTTTTACAAATGGGTGTATGCACACAAAAAAACTATTGACAACGCTTATTATGAAGTTAAGACTTTAGGTAAAGACCCAAAGAGAGTATTGTTTTATCAAGAAATGCCAAAACTTTTAAAATGATAGGCTGGGTATTAATAACGGCTTTAATTATGTTTTTAATTAGAAAAATTAGAGAATGAAAATACTTGAATTATTTGCAGGAAGTAGAAGCTTTAGCAAAGTAGCTGAAGACTTAGATCACGAAACATTCAGTACAGACATAAAAAATTTTGACAATATAGATTATGTTACTAATATATTAGAGTTTGATTTTAAAAAAATACCTTTTAACCCTGATGTCATTTGGGCTTCACCACCTTGTACATATTTTAGCGTTGCTAGTATCGGCAAACACTGGAATAAAGACCACACACCAA